CCAGCGGCTTTGACACAGAAGGCTCAGCAGACCATGAGCGTTCCTGCGACCCCGGTTAAAGGTCTGCTACAGCGGGCCAAACCCAAAGCGCCCCAAATGGGCAAGATGAAAGGGTTGCCGCAGATGCCTCCCTCTGTAGCCAGAGACTTAGGCTATGCCTAATGATTGGGATGATGATCGCTTTGATGACGATTGCGATCACGATATTGATGAGCAGCCCAAGAAGGCCAGAGGCAGGCCAAAGGGCAGTTTTAATAAATCATCCAAAGCACAGATCGAGCGCGTAACCGCAAACGGTGGGCTATCCCCACTCGAATACCTCGCCTCGATCTACCAAAACGAAGCTGAAGAAATCCGGCATCGGATAGATGCAGCCAAAGCAGCCGCACCTTTTGTCCACGCGAGATTATCGTCGACCGAGGTAAAGGCTTCAGTGACAGAGGTATCTCAAGAAGAGTGGCTAAGCAGCTTGAACTGACCCGGCTAAAGCTAAAAGACGATTTCGAATTTTATGCTCGCAACGTCCTTACAGTCCGGTCAAAAAGTGGAGAGATTAAAAACCTACTGCTGAACAAGGCCCAGCGTTACATAAACGATTGCATCGAGGAGCAGAGACGCCAAACCGGGCAGGTTAGGGCGATCATTCTCAAGGGCAGGCAGCAGGGCGTATCGACATACGTTGAGGGTCGGTATTACTGGAAGACTACGCACAGAAATGGTGTCAGGGCGTTCATATTGACGCATGAGGCCGATTCGACCAGCGCCTTATTTGAGATGGTGGAGAGATACCACCAGGGCGCACCAGATTTTGTGAAGCCTGCCACGGGCGCAAGCAATGCCAAAGAGCTGATATTCAGCAAGCTAGACTCGGGCTACAAGGTAGGCACCGCCGGGAACAAGAGTGTTGGTCGTGGAACAACGATTCAGTATTTCCACGGTTCTGAGGTTGCGTACTGGCCCAACGCTGCTGAACACGCCAAGGGCATATTGCAGGCCGTACCTGACGAGCAGGACACAGAGATCATCCTTGAGTCTACGGCTAACGGGGTAGGCAATTACTTCTACCAGCAGTGGCAGCAAGCCGAGGCTGGTCTGAGCCCATTCCAGGCCATATTTGTTCCTTGGTACTGGCAGGATGAATACAGGAAGAAGGCAGAAGGCTTCTCCACTACGGAAGAGGAAGATGCGCTGATAGCGCTGTATGGCCTCGATGTGGAGCAGTTAGCATTTAGACGCTCGAAAATATCTGAGCTGTCTGCTGATGGTATTGACGGTGTGTTTGCCTTCCGGCAAGAGTATCCGATGACTGCCCAAGAAGCGTTCCAGGTAACGGGTGGCGACAGCCTGATTCAACCCGAGTTGGTAGTGCAGGCGCGGAAGCACAAGGAGCTGGCGGTAGGGCCCTTAATTATTGGCGTTGACCCGGCCAGGTTCGGTGATGACCGCACGGCGATCGTGAGGCGGAAGGGTCGCTCTGCTTACTACCTGGAGACATTCGAGAACAAGTCTACGATGGAAGTTGCGGGCATTGTTCACACGATGATTTCCAAGGAAAAACCAGACCAGGTTGCTATTGATGTTGGCGGCTTAGGAGCTGGCGTTGTGGATCGCCTGATAGAGCTAGGGCACGAGGAAGTTGTTGCGTCGATTAACTTCGGTAGTGCTGCGTTAGACCCCCAGAAATTTTTAAACCGCCGGGCAGAGATGTGGTGGTTAATGCGCGATTGGTTAGATGGTGATGCGCCAGTAATGATCCCTGACCGGGATGATTTGCATACGGATTTATGCGCCCCGCTGTACAAATACGACAGCAATTCTAGGCGCAAACTGGAAAGCAAAGACGATATAAAAAAGCGTGGTTATCGCTCTACGGATTGCGCGGATGCGCTGGCGCTAACCTTTGCCGAACCCTTGGCACGTTATGAAATCGAAATGATTGAGCGGCCTGTGGTGGTAGACAAGGTTGCCGGGTATTGAGGAATTTAAATGCAAGAGATTGACGGTTACAGCGACGAGGCCATGAATCCGCAAGATGCGGAAGAGCATGAGCTTGAAGTTGCTGAGCGCCTGCATATTTTTGCTTCCCGGCTTAATCGATTAGCGTCTGAGCAAGTTGGCAAAAAGAATCAGGTAGAGCAACGGTGGCTTGACGATATCCGTCAGTACCACGGCGAATATGCGTCTGACGAGGCGGCAAAGCTCGCCAGGGCCAAGGGTTCGGAGATATTCGTCAATATCACGCGGAACAAGACAAACGCTGCAGAAGCGCGATTGCAGGACATGCTGTTTCCAACCGATGACAGAAATTTCGGTATCTACGCCACTCCAGTGCCAGAGCTTGATTACATCAGCAAGCAAATGCCTGAGACGGAAGAGGACGCCAATACCGTAGAGATGGCCCGTCGCATTACCAGTGAAGCCACTGATTCGGCAATGGCGATGCAAGATGTAATCGATGACCAGTTGCTTGAGTCTCGATATCACATCAAGGCACGGGACATTATCCACGATGCGTGTCAGCTAGGAACTGCGGTTCTAAAGGGCCCAGTGATTATTGGCCGGACTAAAAAGCGTTGGGACGTTATGCCTGACGGCATGTCGGTGATGCAGATTGTAGAGGCGCTGGAGCCAACGGTAGAGCGCATAGACCCCTGGGATTTTTACCCGGATATGTCCGCCAAGACGATCAGTGAGGCGGAGTTTATTTTTGAGCGCCGGAGGTTATCCAAAAAGCAGTTGCGGGATATGGCCCAATTGCCTGGGGTATTGGTCAGCCAGCTTCGTGAAATCGTAAAGCAGGATGCAAAGATCAGCCATATTGCCAAGGATTTTACTGACGATATCCGCAACATTACTGGGATCAATACAGTAGGCGAGGGTAATAAATACGAGGTATGGGAATACCACGGGCCCATCTCTAAGTCAGAGCTTGTCGATGCAATGAAGATGTCAGACAGCGACTATGAAGACGAAGAGATCGATGAGCTGGATGATGAAGTAGAGGCTACCGTTTTCTTCTCAGGTGATCGCGTCATCAAGGTTGCGCTCAATCCAATGGATTCCGATGAGCGGCCATTCTCAGTGTTTAACTGGGAAAAAGATGAGTCCTCGATCTTTGGGTTTGGTGTGCCCTGCCTTATGCGTAGCGCTCAGAAGGTCATAAACGCCTCCTGGCGAATGATGATGGACAACGCGGGGCTATCAGTAGCCGATCAATTAGTGATTAACAAAGAGCTCCTGTACCCGGCTGACGGGTCGTGGAATATGACGCCCAAGAAGATTTGGTATCTCAGGGATAAGACGCGATCAGTGCAGGAAGCATTTGCCTCATTTGCGACCCCTAGTCACCAGGTTGAACTGGCAAACATTTTCAGCATGGCGCGACAGCTTGCTGACGAAGAAACCAATTTGCCATTGATTGCCCAAGGTGAAATGGGCCAGCACACCACCAAGACCAGCTCTGGCATGGCGATGCTGATGAACAGCTCCAATATCGTACTGCGTAAGGCGGTAAAGAACTGGGACGATGACATTACCAGGCCGTTAATTACGCGATTTTACGATTGGAACATGCAATTCAACGATCGCTCAGATGTGAAGGGCGACTTCAGCATTGAGGCGAGAGGATCGGGTGCGCTGCTGGTTCGCGAGAAGCAACAAGAGAACCTGATGATTTACTCCAATCTGTCTATGTCGGTGCCAGAGTTTGCCAAGCGCAGAGATTGGGCAGAGCTAGACAGAGAGATCGCTAAGTCGCTTGAACTGCCATACGACCAGATCACCTTGGATGACCAAGAGATTGCCGAGATGGAAGAAGAGCAGCAGGCGATGCAGCAGCAGATGATGCAAATGCAGGCCGGCGGTGGCGCTGACCAGTTGAAGGCAGAGCTGGCGCAAGTAGAAATACAGTTAAAGACTCAGAAATTGCAATTAGATGCACAGAAGGCCCAGGCCGGCATAGAGCAAGATCAAGCTGAAATGATGATGAAGGGCCAGATTGAGCAGGCCAAACTTGAACTCGAAGCCAGGAAGCTCGAACTCGAGGAGCGGATTCAGTTAGCCCAGCTAAAAAACAAGTACCAGATGAGCAGCGACCAGCTACAAACAAAGATGGCTATTGATGCAGAGAAGATTCGCACAGATCGAGACAAGGCCGCTGCTACGACTAATGTGCGGCTAACGGACGCTCAGTTGCGATCTCGCAACATATCGAATGGGTTTGACACCTTCGGATGATCGATCCGTATTCGGCAACCTGGAAAGCTATCGAGAAGTTTATTGCTGAAGAGCGAAAAGACTGCATAGATTTTTTGATTGCTGATCGCGACTCAGATCATCAGCGCGGTGCGTTGGCGCTGCTGGAAAAACTGGAAGGCTTAATCGAAAGCCCGCCAAACATTAACTAACCGCCATTAACCAACATTAACCAGGGGCTTCGGCCCTTTTTTTATGGCCGCTCGAAAGAGCCGCTAGGGATTTTTATGTCTGAAGAAAATGCAGAGCAATCATTTGAAGATGCTTTTGAAGAGCTGACAGGTGGTGTCCCGCCTGCTGAAGCCCCAGAAAGCAATTCCCCAGAAGAGACAGGAGACGCCGATGTACCATTACGGGAAGGGCAAGAAAAAGAAGAAGAAGAAACCAAAGGGCAGGTAGACGAAGAGCCGGAAAATGACGCTTCCTCTGAGCTTGCGGCATTACGCCAAGAGCTGCAGAAAGAGCGCCACAAGTACAACTCCGATCTAGGTAGACAGAACGCTTACCAGCGACAGCTTAAAGAGCGTGACGAAGAGATCGCGAGGCTACGGTCTTCACAGGCTGCTAACCCCGGCATTAGTGACGATCGATGGAAAACCGTCAAAGAAGACTATCCCGACATTGCTGAAGGGATGACTGCTTTGGTGGAGCAAACCAAGCAGGCCCACGCAGAAGAGGTTGCCGCTTTAAAGCAGCAGCTTGAGCCGATCCAGGGCCAACTGCACGAAAAC